GTACCTCCTTGTTTATTGATTATATCTTCTATATCGTATTCTATTCCTAGATTGTGTGATTCACAATCAGTTTCATCATACCAATGTATTTTACCATTGTTATCTTCTACTTTAATTCTAACACTTAGAAGTTTCCATAGTTTTAAAGTCATGCTTTCCTCACTCTCATTACTCTATATTTGCTATCCCAATAAGATTCATCACTACCATTCATTTGTTTAGCAAATTTTTTTTCTACATTTCTGTGATTACGCCAGTAGCCACCTGTCTGATTAACCTCATCAGGTGTCATAACTATTCTTTTAGTTCTAACGAATCTACCTGTTTGGGTGTTATAATCCTCGTGTCTATTAACATAATCAACTTTATATACTATTAAGTTTCTCATTTTTTGTCTCCTTTAAGCCAGTCTCTAGTTATATTAAAATATAAAAAACTATCTTTATTACACCAATTCCAAACATTATTTAAAAGTTTTTCATAAAACTTAATATCTTTTTTTAATGCTTTAATAGTTTCTTCTTGTATTTTACTCACATATCCTCCTTATCTATCTCTTGAGATACTAAATTTATTAACATCATTGACCATACCTACGCAGAAAACTAACAAATGCCATACATATATGTCATATGGTAGTTCTCTTGTTTTACAGCAATTAAATGTTAAGTCTTGCCCTTCATAATCAGGGGTATCTGGTTTATATCTCGTTAAAATAAATGTTTCACAAGTAGGTCTACCATTGATAGCAATTTCATTGTCATCATTTTGTCCTACAGTTATAGTACTAGAACCTATTTCTTGCATATACTCTACTTCTTCTTGCACAGCTTTCCACTGTTTATTAGTGAAATCCATGTTTTGATGCCAATAATTTGTATAACCCATATATTCTCCTATGTTATTGTTAATATATATTACATACGTGCATAGATTTTTTAACACCTGTATAAATACAGATTGTCTTAAGGTTGCAACCTCTTGAACTGCTATGCAATGAGTTTTGATTTGGGTAAACTGTTAATCCTTTAACTCATACTTATTTAATGTAGCCTAAACTGTGGTTTCACACACACTACATAAACACTACTTTATCACGTCTACCGAAGATTATTCAGTCAACGTAAGTAATATATACTTTTTTAAGGGGCATCCCCCTCATTAGGAGGGGGGTGTACCTGACTATTTATTTAGGTAATTTAGCTAATATCTCATTTACCTGAGCTTCTAGCTTACTGATTCTTATTTTATCAGCATTTTCTTTTAACCAAGTATTTCTATCTTTATACTTAGGATTGCCAAGGGCTATCTGCTCATCGACATATTGCTTTCTTTCTTCTGGACTTTTAGTTTCCATGTATGATTGAAACGTTTCTTGTGTCATATATACTCCTATTTAGTTATTATTAATCAACGATTGTTTGACATTGTTGACAAACGATTGTTGTACTCTCTTAGCTTCCTTATCTCTCTCTATTAGAATAGAATTTTCTGGGAATGGAAACTCGTAATGTATAAGCTGATAGTTACTATGCTTATCTGTATCTCCCTCTATTTGTTCTTCTATGTTGTAAGTTATCATGTTATCTCCTATATGATTGCGATTATACCTAGTACAACGACCAGGTATATCGCATTTTGGACTATCATTATTTATCCAGTTTATTTACTATTATCTTTTGAATAATGTCAGATTTCTTTTCTAGGATATCAACTACTCGTTGCATATCTTTATCTGACATACTATCAAACTTCTTTAATAGATCGCTATATGTACCTACTAAGTCAAACTTAACAGTTACATTTACATTTTTGGGAAAAGGATTCATATTAGTATTGTTATACTTATCTATCACTTTATCCTTAACACTTGATATACTGTCTATAGTGTTAGTCCATACTGTATTGATGTTCATATTATCTCCTTTATTGGTTATGTATCTACCTCACAATGTGTGGATATAGATACTATTTGTGTTGCTTTAATATTACTGTCAATCAACATTAACTATAATATCAATCACTTAAATCATTATCGGTAATCAACTAATCAATAGACAAGCTAGAGTTAGCTAATTACCAATATATAATAACAACTTATATTGCTGTCACTTGGGACAGCCAATATCAGTTGACTAACAAAGACTTAAGATAATCAACAACAATTATAATTGTGTCTTACAAAGACAAATACAATTATAATTAAAACAAATAAAAGACAGCGAACAACAGTGAGCTGACAACTAAACAACATAAAGAAAAACCAGGGGTTTTACAATCACCCTTCATGACTTTGACGATATGTCAAATGTCATAATAGGGGGGTTTTGTACAGCACCATAACAAGAAGGGGCATCATAATGATACCAGCAATAGGCAGAGTAGGAGTTGCATTCCTAGACAAGCTATATAAAGGTAAAAAATTTGCAGGGAAGAAAACTGGAGATGTAGTTAAACACCTATCATCAAAAGGACACACTAACGCTGCAAAATATACTAATATAGCAGCACAAAACGTGAACAAAGGCATTAAATACGCAGATAAAACTATTAGAAAGTACCCTAAATCAGCATCAGCTGTCGGTGGTGCAATAGCTTTTGATATTTTTGATGACGCATAATGGCTAAGCAGAAGTTTGTCCATTTCGTACCTAGGGAAAAACCTAAGAAAAGACGTGGAATCCACAAAAAATCGAAATCGAAATCGGAAAAACTACAGCAAAAGCTAAAGAGATACAAAGGACAAGGCAGATAATGAAAAAAGTACCATATAGCGTTTTTAAAATTGACATGAAAAAACAATTAGCTAAAAAGGAACAGTTTACAAAAGACTTGAAATCTAAAAAATTTCGAAAAACAACTAAATTACTAGAATACGCTAAAAGGTTTATATAATTATGGCAAAACGTGGACTATACGCAAACATTCATGCGAAGCGAAAGCGAATCAAGGCAGGATCTAACGAAAAAATGCGTAAAAAAGGGGCCAAAGGTGCACCTACTGCTAAACAGTTTAAACGAGCAGCTAAAACTGCTAAGAAAAGATAATGGCAAAGACTGCAGCATGGCAACGTAAAGAAGGCAAGAACCCAAAGGGGGGTTTGAATGCTAAAGGTCGTGCTAGTTATAAAAGACAAACTGGGGGAACTTTAAAAAAACCTAGTAAAAAAGTAGGAAACAAAAGACGTGCATCCTTCTGTGCGAGGATGAAAGGGATGAAACGTAAACTAACTTCTGCTAAAACAGCAAGAGATCCTAATAGCAGAATCAATAAATCATTAAGAGCATGGAATTGTTAATATGAGTAAAAAATTAGAAAAATTAGCTGATGAAATGATTAACTTAAGTCCTGAAGATGGACAAAAGTTAGCTATGATAATCAGAGCAAAAGTTATGCCTGAACAGGCTAAACAACAACAGCAACAGGGTTTACTACAGCAGCAGAACCCTCAAGCTCAACAACAAATGGCAATGATGGGTAAACGACCACAAGGTAATATACCTATGCCTAATTCAAGAGAAGCTGCTATGAGAGGACTATTAAGATGATCAACAAAATAGCTAAACTCTTTGTTAAGAAAAAACCGACTTTATTAGAAAAAGCTAAAAGTACAGCTACATCATATGGTTCTAAAGCTAAAGCAAAGGGTATGGACGCATTTGGAAAAATGCAAAAGACTAAACTATACAAAGACGCATCAAACTCTATTAGTGAGTTAAGTGCTAAATATAAAAAATTGCCTAAGAACTACAAAACAGGTATCAAGGTAGCAGGTGCTACTGCTGTTGTTGGTGGTGCTTATGCAGCAGGTAAATCTAAAAGGAAATCATAATGCCACAAGTAGGAAAAAAAAAATTTAGTTACACTAAAGCTGGTAAAAAGAAAGCTAAAGCATACGCTAAAAAATCTGGAAAGAAAATGAAAAAAGGCTACTAATATGAATAGAATATTTCCAACATCATCAGGTACTAATGTAAGTGGTGATTTGTTAAAAAAAGCTAAACAACATATTAAGACTGGTAAAAAGTTTATTAATAAAAAAGTAATACCATCAGCTACTAAAAACTATAAAAGTTATGTAGCACCAACTGTAGGTTTATTTAGAGGTGCAGCTAATATAGCAACTGGCGTAGGTAAACTTGCATTAAGAAATCCATTATTAGCAGCTGGTACTTATGTAGCTGCTAAAGCATTTAATCCAAAAGGTAAATTTGCTAAAGGTAGAAAGTTTCATGAATTTGGTGATGCTGGTAAAGTATTATCTAAAGGTGGAAAAAAAATATTTTATGGTTGAAGATAAAACATACGAAAACGAAGTAGATAAATCAGAGAACCATGGTGGTAAAAGACCTGGAGCTGGTAGACCTGCTGGTGCAAAGACTAAAAAGAATTGGAAATCTATGGAAGAAATGGCTGTAAAATACCAACATTCTCCTTTGGATTACTTGTTAGCTGTGTTAAACAATCCTATGAGCTCACCTGAACGTAAAATGTATGCAGCTGAAAAAGCAGCACCATTTGTTCATCCAAGGTTAGCATCAACAACGTCTAAAATAGGAACAGATGAACCAATTGCAATCAAAGTCTCCTGGCAAAAAGACGACTAAGAAAAAAGTCGCTGAAGTAGAAATACCTTATAAGCCAAGACCTTACCAACAAGATGTACACGCATCACTTAAAAGATTTAGTGTTCTAGTATGTCATAGACGATTTGGTAAATCAGTATTAGCTATTAACGAATTAATTAAAACAGCAGCAGATAAACAAAGAAGTTTATGTGCATTCATAGCTCCAACTTATAGACAAGGTAAGGCTATCGCTTGGGAATATTTAAAATACTACACAAAACCATTAATGCATTTTGGTGGTAGTAGAAATGAAACAGAATTAAGAATAGATCTATTTAATGGATCACGTATTCAAATCTTTGGGGCAGACAATCCAGATAGTATTCGTGGTATGGGATTTGATAAAGTTGTGATGGACGAATATGCTATCATGTCTCCAAGAGTATGGACAGAAATTGTAAGACCAGCAGTATCAGATAAACTAGGATCAGTTTTATTTATAGGTACACCAATGGGTCATAACCAGTTTTGGGAAGTATTTGACTTTGCACAACGTGGTCATAAAGATTGGTATGGTAAGTTATATAGAGCATCTGAAACACAAGTAATACCAGATGACGAGTTAGAACAAGCTCGTGCTATAATGACTGAAGAACAATACCAACAAGAATTTGAATGTTCGTTTACAGCAGCAGTATCAGGAAGTTATTATGGAAGATTAATAACTAAAGCAGATAAAGAAGAACGAATAGGCGAAGTACCTGTAGACGAAAATGCAGGAGTGGAAACGTGGTGGGATTTGGGGATAGGAGATTCAACTGCAATATGGTTTGCACAAAGAATAGGAAGTGAAATTCATTTGGTAGACTATTACGAAACTTCAGGAGAATCATTAGCACATTATGCTGATATACTTATGGAGAAAGATTATGCTTATAGCAGACATATAGCTCCACACGATATAATGGCACGTGAGCTTGGAACAGGTAAGTCAAGATTAGAAGTAGCAAACGAATTAGGGATTGACTTTGAAGTAGCACCTAAGTTAGAAGTAGATCATGGAATTGAATCTGTGAGAAATACTTTAGCTAATTGTTACTTTGATAGAGTTAAATGTAAAACAGGATTAGATGCTTTGAGACAGTATCGAAAACAATGGGACGATAAGAACCAAGTGTTTAAGAACAAACCTCTCCATGACTGGTGCTCACACGCAAGTGATGCATTTAGATATGGGTGTGTTCATGATCCTATTGATACAACAGAATGGGATAAACCAATTAATATAGATACAAAATACATAGTATGAAGAAAAAACAAAAATCAAATCAAGAAATATTATCAGTAGTAAGTAGAGAAATACATAACGCATCAGGTTATATTGGTGGAGAACTTGTATCTAAAAGAAAAAAATCATTAGAATATTATTTAGGATCACCTCTTGGTAATGAACAAGAAGGTAGATCTCAAGTAGTATCTAACGATGTTTTAGATACAGTAGAAAGTTTAATGCCATCATTGATGAGAATATTTACATCAGGTGATAATGTATTTAACTGTGAAGGCATGGGGCCTGAAGATGAAGAAATGGCTAGACAATGTTCTGATTATTTAAACTACATCTTTTATAAAGAGAACGATGGGTTTTTATCTTTATATACTGCATTTAAAGATGCACTAATCCAAAAGAATGGAATACTAAAAGTATATTGGGATAACGCAGCTAAAACTGAAAGAGAAGAATATACTAGATTAACAGATGATGAGTTTAATGATTTAGTTGCAGATACAGAAGTTAAAGTTTCTAATCATACAAAATACGAAGAAGCTATTACAGACGAAAGAGGAAAAGAAATAGATAAAATTCCTTTACATGATATAGTAATACATAGAACAAAATTATATGGAAAGGTTCGAATAGATCCTGTTCCACCAGAAGAATTTCTTATTGAAAGAAGATGTAAGTCCATTGATACTGCAAACTTTGTTTGTCACAGAGTGAACAAAACAAGAACAGAATTAGTTGAAATGGGATATGATCCAGATGTAGTAGCATCACTACCAACTGGTGATGGAGATTATTATACTGAAGATAAATTTACTAGACATCAAAGCGTAGATTTTTCACATGGAGAAACAGATGGTGATAAAAGTACACAAGATGTTTTAATACATGAATGCTATGTAAGAATGGATGTAGATGGTGATGGTAAAGCAGAACTATTAAAAATCACAGTAGCAGGTGATGGTAAAAAATTATTAGACATGGAAGAAAT